CTATACACGAAACCCTTATTTAACCTTTCCAGTTGGTTTTTATCGAGCAACAAGATACAGTAAGAACCCATACTTTGAAAGAATCCGTAGTGAAGAAGAAAAGTCTGTATTTGATCATAGACGATTTCCTATTTATATTTATAAAGATACCGATGGTGTCTGGAGAGTAAAGCATTTAGAGGTTCAAGCAAGAAGAAGCGGAACCCCAACAACCAATCCAGGACCAACTAGCGTAAATAGAAAAGATAAAATCCAATCTATGGCATTCTGGAAAAATAGATTGTGGGTTGCTACAGATAGTACAGTTTTTTCTAGCCAAGCTACTAATTATTTTAACTTTTGGATTAACGATATTCAGAATATTACTGAAACAGATCCAATTGATATCTTAGCTAACGTTGGTTCGTATAACAAACTATCGCATATTATCCCATTCCAGAGTATTATGTTTGTTTCTACGGCTGGAACTGTACAATTTGAAATACGGGGTGGATCAGCAGACGTAGGTATTTCTCCATTTAATGTTGAGTTTAGACCTACGTCTTTCTTTAGTACTTCTAAATTAACAATGCCAGAAAGAATGGGAAATAACGTTTTCTTCCTAGACTCTGGTAAGTTGTTTATGTATTTAGGCGGTGCAAGTCTAAACGATGAGTATTCAACAAGTATTGATATGAGTACTCATTGTAAAGGATATTTGCCAACCAATATCGGAACAACTGAGGTGTCATCCTCAACAAATACTTTATTGTTTACAGATGAGGATAATAAGAATATCTTATATCTATATACTCTTAGAACAAGTAATAACCAGATAACACAAAATGCTTTTTATAGATGGATACTATCTACCGAAGATTCTATCTTAGGTTTAAAAACATTTGAAAAAGATTTATATATTGTTTCTAAAAGACCAAGTGGAATTAATGGCGGTTACATATTAACAGCATACTTTGTATCTTTAGAAACAACACCAATTACAACCCCAATGATTGATTGGTTACACACGGTTCAAGTTGCAGACATGGTTTATTATAGTTCTTCGCAGAATACCGTTTTACGTTTAAACCACTATGATCCAGATATTAACTATGTAATAAAATCTTCTGATGTTAATTGGGATAATGAAGCATATGAGCCAATTCCAATTGACCCAGAAACTCAAATTACCGTATCAAGCGTTAATGGGGTAGTTCAAAGTTTTATTACAGTTCCTGGAAATTTAACTAAAGGTCCTGTTTATGTGGGTCATAGTTATGAAATGAATGTTGAGCTTTCTCAGCAAGTTCGTAGAGCTGAAGATACAGCTCAAGTATACGAAGGTGTACTAAACTTAAAAAGAATGACAACTAGACACTTTGAAAGTGGAGCGTATGATATTGAAATTGAAAGGAAAGGAAGAGAGTCAACAAAAACAACCTTCTTCCCACTGGATACCAATAACATACTAACCAGAACAGATCAATTAAAAATTGATACAAACGGTGAGCACTATACAAGGATTCTTTCCTTTAGTGATGCTTGTAAGATTTTTATTAAGTCAAGCTACCCAACACCTTGTAATATAACAAATATAGAAATTCTTGGTAATTTTAGACTAAGAAATACAAGTATTGAATAAGGAGAGTTTATGTCTTGTTATGAATATTCATCTAATGATCCCATTTATTTAGAGCCAAATGGAAACCTATGGAGTATAGAAGCTCAATACAATCCTGGAGATACTTATTCATATGCAAGTATTGCTAGGCTTTGTGAAATTCCAGCTGCTGATCAAATCTGTGTATACTTCTTAGTAGGAACAACTGAAACGCAAAAAACACTTGGTACAGATTATACCGTTAATACAAGCCCAGAAACAGTCACGATTTCCGCTTCAACAACTGGTATTGATAAAATTATTTTAAGAAGATGTACTCCAAATAACAAACTTTTGGTTAAGTTTACTGAAGGTGCAAAACTTACTTCTACGCAGCTTAACCTAGTTACACATCAACTTTTATTCATTGCTCAAGAAAAACAATTTAAAGATGCAAATGTAACTGCTATATATCCCTTTATCGCTGCTCCGTGGAGTTCTGCTGTAGCTTATGTAGTAAATAACTATGTTACATATAACTCTAAAATCTATAGAGCTAAAGGTTCAACAACAAATAATACACCGCCAAATACAACATACTGGGAAGAAATTGCAAATGCAACTACTAATTCTGGTTTTGTAATTACAGGCTCTACTGCACAACCAGTTACATTTGACTTTACTGGTATTACCGCAAACCAAACTTTAATTTGGAATGGAACAAAGCTTGTACCCGGTACTCCTACCTTTACGGCAAATATTGCTAATAATTCTATTAATGAAGCTCAGTTAAATGGAACTAATGGATCAGAAGCGGTAACTACAGCTAAGATTAGAAATGAAAATGTTACCACAGCTAAAATTGCAAACTTAGCTGTAACAGGAGCTAAAATTGCCGCTTCAACAATAGAACCTGGTAAGTTAAGTACTGGAGCTCCTACTTGGGTTCCTAATGGAACTTTAACACTAGTTTCAACTGGAGGATTAGTTGTACCCGGAACACTATCTGTAACAGGAACATCTACTTTAACGGGTGCGGTAACTATTAATGCCAATACAGCTATAACTGGAAACTTAACGGTAACCGGAAGTATTTCTAGTGCAAATCAGGTAACATACCCAGCAATAGTTTTTAAAGCTGTTACCACAAATTATCAATATCAAACAAACCCAACAAGGGCAAGTGCAACTGAAGTTCAAATTTTAACAACAGCTATTACAACAAAAAGAGCAAACTCTAAAATAAAAATAACTTTTAATATCTCATATGAAACAACTCATGAAGGTGTTTTTATTCTAGAAAGAAGTGCTGTTAACGGAACAACGCCTTGGGTTGAACTTGGTAGAAATACAGAGGCATCGGTTGGCATTAGAACTGACGGTATAGCGTCGTTTGGTTATGATACTGATCCTCTTAGTACTATAACTCAAACTGTAATTACATATGTTGATGAAGGTATTACAACAGTTGGTCAATATACTTATAGAATTAGATTATTTAGCGGAGTAGCTGCAACAGTTTTTTATTTAAATAGTACTTCTCAAGATTCTACAAATGCAGCTACAAGAGAAAGAGTGAGTAGTTTTGTTATATTAGAGGAAATCTATACCTAAGGAGTAAACAATGGCTGAAGAAAAAAAAGAAGTTACAATGATTCTTCAATGGGCTCAGTTAGTAGTGTTGCTCCTTGGAGTTACCGGATTCTTTGTTGATATTGGCAAAAGATCTCAACTACTAGATAGAACAAATCAAGACCTAGGCTAACTAAAGGTTATTGTACAAGATCTTGTAAAGGCACAAATCCAATCTTCAGCTAACGACTCTACACATAAGTTATTACTAGAAGACCTTAAATTACGGGTAATAGAATTGGAGAAAAGACGATGAAATATTTTCCATTATTACTTTTGTTATTGACTTCTTGTAAATCCCCAGTTACATCAATTGCCCAAAACTCAAATGAAATAGGATTATTAGCAGACTCGTCCAAGTCAAAGTTTGAACTTATTTCAGACGTCTCAAAAACCGAGTCTATAGATGTAGAAGCTATCCAAAGTTTATCTGAGGAAGGAGTACAGGAACAAGAAGAAATAATTACTCTTAGTAGTACTAACCTAGTTCATCTTACTAAAGTTGTAGATAAGGTTCCTTGGTGGGCAGATGTACTTAACAAAGGATTTATACTTGGTATTATTCTTACTGTTGTATTTTTATTTTTCTACACAGGTTTGGCGGGAATCGTAAGAAATGTATTATTGTCATTAGGTCTATTTATCCCTAAGGCTAAGGTAGCTCAGGCTAACATTGTCTACAAGGCAATGAATACTGAAGATCCTGTAACCTTTAGGGAAGCCATTGCTGCTTTGCGGGCTTCTGATCCAGCTTTTGAAGCAGCTTTTAAGAAAGTTTCAACAAAGGAGAAACTAAAATGATGTTAGCAACAATCGAATCTCTACTTGGTAGCGTCTGGTTTGCAGGTCTTACCCTACTAGCCGGTTACCTTATTGGCCATGTCTTCCCAATTTCAAAGTTGGGTAAGCTATTTGGCAAGGACTAATATGAAAGAAAAACTAAATAAGCTACAGGAAATGCTCATTGATCGGCTCATCGAGGACTTTACCGATGAGTCCAAATGTACCCCGGGCTTCTATACGGTCGTTAGAGGCATCCTGAGCGATCACAAGGATCAGGTGGGTCGGATACCTTCCGAGTCTATCGAAGCCGTAGAACAGGCTATGCAAGCCGCAGCACCCTTTAAAATTAAGAAAGCAGCGTTCTAAATGAAATACGCCATTTTACTACTTACAACATTATTACTTATCAGAACTTCTTTTGGCGATGTTGTTGTGGCCAATAACTTAGTTACCGATACCGTAGGGTTCTATTCGGATGCCTATGACTCAAATGGTGCATACGTTTATGCCCAAAGTGGAGCTCAAGCATTTAGTCTAGAACAAGATTACAATCTAACCACAGTTAGTTGGTGGGGATCTAGTAATAACTTTTTTAACCAAGGTTTAAATAATATTACAGGGTTTCAAGTAGTTTTATGGAACACTGACTTTACCAGTCAATACTTAAATACAACTATTAATATGACAGATATTACTTTAGTTGCTACTGGTAATACAACTTTTTATAACGAGGCTGAGTATAAGTTTACAACAAGCTTTGTTCATTCGGTTGTAGCCGGTAATTACTTTTTAAATATTGGTGCTATTTTAAACGATGCAGCCGGTGATCAGTTTGTCTGGTCACAGGGTCAAGATGTTAATAGTTTTTGGTTTACTGATCCATTACCTCCATTAGCTTGGGGTAGTTGGAGCCAGTTGCCAGCTTTTATTGGTTCCACCGCTGGGGGAGCTTTTGAAATTACAGCACCAGCACCAGGAGCTATTGCTCTTTTGCTAAGTGCGGGTTTCCTTGGTTCTCGCAGACGTAAGGAGTTTTGAATGAAGGTTCCCCTAGAAATAGTTGACGATTTTAGAAATCATTTATATTTTTGTTTTAAGCACCTAGGTCTAGGGGAGCCTACCAAAATCCAATATGAAATAGCCAGACAAATCCAAGAGGGTCCATCAGACCAGATTATTGCAGCTGGTCGTGGTACTGGTAAATCTACAATTACCGCTTGTTTGGCTAGTTGGATATGGCTTAGGAACCCAAACAATACCTTCCTAGTATTATCTAATACGCAAGGTAAGGCTATTGACTTTGTGTCTCAGGCCAGAAAGATTCTATCGGTAGTCCCCTATTGCAAGCCTTTGGTACCCGGGGATTCCGATAAAGACAATGCACTTGGGTTTAACCTGCCGGTTAGATCCAAGTTTACACAGGATTTAAGTTGCGCTGCCCGTGGTATTACAGGGCAGATTACGGGTTTGCACTCGGACTTTATCATCCTTGACGACATCGAGGTGGCTGGTAAGAATGAGTCCCCACTGGGTAAAGAACAGTTACTTAGAAAACTAGGAGAACTTGAGTCTATTAGAAACAAGCCATCTAGGGTTATATTCCTAGGGACTCCACACTACCAAGACTCTGTTTACAATACCTTAAAGATGTCA